TCCCCTTTATGATCATACTTGCCTGCCACAATCTCGTTGACTTTTGCACCCATGTGTTTTGTGATGCATCTGCCTGTGAGTGTAACACTTTGACCTATTCTGATGTCAAAAAATCTACATCCAGGATTTAGAATCGCACCATATAAACTATTAAGATTAATCTTTTTGACAAGTTGCCTTTTATCCCAATATTCTCTTTCAATTTCATTATCACCACATTCGTGCATTTTTCTTTGCATTTCCTGTCTTTCAGCATACCACCTTTTTAACAAACCAGGAATAATCGCCTCATACTCGTATGTGAATATTGTGCCATTGGCGGACAACATCCACTTGTTGTTGCCTTCGAATATTATATCATACAGTTGTGCGGCACTCATTCTGACACTTGTTTTGTCTTCCCAGTCTACAATTATTTCTGTGCCTTTTTCTTTGTTCATGACTGCTTGGTACTCCCAACTACCGAACTGGCTATCCCACGCGGCCGCGAATGATTTTTTGGCGTGCCTTGCTCTGTTTATTTCGGCGGACGTAATCACTGGACGTATTTGTCCTACGATTGTCTCAGGGCCCATGTTTAAGGCTCTAATAACACTAGGATACAGGGAGTTGATATCAATTGACCCTATCCAGTCGTGTATGCCTTTGATCGGAGTGGCAACATATGCACCTGCCGCCGTTTGGCTCTCCTCACCATCCTTTTTGTACTTCCTGCCTGGAACAATCATGCCTCTCCTGTGAGCTTCATTGACAATGGCCTGTTCAGTCACAGCAACCGCACCCATTGTTGTTTGCAGTAACACAGTGTTTTGGTGTGCGATCTCGTTGGCAAGTTCTATAAATTTAAGTTTCTTCTCTAGTTTGGCCAGCAGTGCAGTATCTTGTCTGTTGTATTCTATAAAAAGCCCAAAGTCATTCTTGTACAAGTTGTCAAGACTGCCTTCGTATATTGTTTTCTTTTCACCTAGTTCGTGTTCGCCGATGGCATCTAATCTAAAACTGTGACGTTCTTCATATGTGTATTTTCTATATAATTCTAAAAGATCTAAATGCACTCTGCCAACAAGATCAAAACTTAATTGCTCTCTGCCATATTTTTCAAAAACTCTTCTTTTTGGCTTTTCTCCCCAGAAACACAAACGCCTTGTGTCATCGGAACTTAAAACTTTTTGAATCCTCCCTACTGTGTACGGAATATCATATCCTTCTGAGTTCCAACCAGATAGTATGTCTGCGTCTTCTACCAGTTGCAAGAATGCATCAAGCAAATCTTTTTCTTTTTCAAACAACATTGTGTTGTCGAATCTTTTTGTGAGCTGTTGGGCATCTTGCATACTAATTGTTTTTGGTGGAACTGCCAGCGTGACCAGCTGATCCGTCCAGCTCATGTAACAACTTATGGCAGTTATGGGCATGAACGGATCATCTGTTGTCGAATAGCCTCGATCTGGATCGAAGTCTACCTCGATATCAAAAAACATTACATTCAGTTTTGGAGTTTCTTTACCTAAGTAATTCTCCTCCAAGCATCTGAAAACTGGATTGATATCGTGTTCATAAAGTTGCTTGTTGGATCTAATCCTTTGCTCCTTAATGAATTCCTTGTTTGTAGAGCAAACCACTCTCTGCAATGGTTCGCCAGTCATGGATCTGTGTTTTCCTCTTGCATCTTGATAGTAGAATACATACCTTGCATCGTATTCAACGAACACACGGCCCTTCTTTGGATCACGCTCTACCACGTATATCTTGTCTTCGTCTTTTTTGTATAGTGCGTCTATGTAGCTCATTGTATGAATACTTTGTATAAACCTATTGTGTTCATAATTGTAAACCAACCTGTAAGAGTTGCTATCCAAACAAGTCTACGTCTGTATCCAGCTAGACACATCGTGCTTGAACCTAACCAGTACAATGGGAACACAATACTCATTATAGGCTCTGGTGATGTGAAAGTCAACACCGCGGATCCCATAACGGTTACAGTCACTGAAAACAGTTCGAGCCAAAATGCTATCGAATCTGTTTTGTAACTGTTTACCCAAAATTCTTTGAGTAACTTTACCACTAAAGTTTGCCGGCCGTGTTTAGTATGCTTTCGAGTGTGTCCATCTCGTCTGCGATATTTTGGTAGTTGCCTTTGTGGGCCACTGTGATAGCTTTATTAATAAGAGCTGGTTTTAACTCTAACTCTTCTGCTATTGCCTTTACAGTGTCTCTTAATCCTGCCTTAAGATCTTGGACTTCGCCCAGCACTTGTGAACCTTGTGATATGATCTGGATTAATTTTTGTTTCTCTGCATCGTTGAAGTTTCTTACTGCCATTTGTTTCTCCTGTTGTTATCCAACAAGTATATAACAAAATTTACTTGATTGCAAATTATTTTTTCTTCTTCTTTTTATTGGCAACGTTGATTGCTTTACCACGTCTTTCAGGATTTTTGTCTTTTCTTCTCTTTCTCCTCACAGCGGCCGCTATCGCTTTCTTACCACCTGATGCTCTCAATGATGCCGCTCTGGCCTTCGATAAGCATTTAGGTTTGCCTTCACCTTTTTTCCTGTCACCGCATTTTCCGATTCTTTCTCCCTTGGTGTTGTATCTGTCCCAACCACCACCACCGGCTCCGCCTTTCTTGCCTTTTCCAAACCAAGCTCTGAGTCCTGAATGATGAGATTCGTTTACATTGTCATGCACTGCACAAGTTTTAAGGTCTAAATAATTTTGCCTTAAAAAATTAAGTGCTTCCTCTTTTACAGCTGACTCAAAAACCTGCTCGCCAAAGGCGTCATTTACAAAATATCTACCTTCTCTTTTCACGCAGTTCGGTACCCTTTTGCCAAACATTGTTTTGAATCCCTTACGCATGTAGCCTTTCCAACATCTGGTGCCTTCATCAACTAGTGCGTTAAGATCGTAATTTGGATTGATCGCACCATGTTTCATTTTGGCTATCATGTCCATCTGTACGGCCACCATGAAGTCATAGTCTGTCACGTCGTTTGTTCTATGTGTATAGATCTTTACTAACACTTCATCGTAGAACACTCCTAAGTCTGCGTGATGATCCAATTTTTCCTGAGGTTTGATCGTGTTGATTAAAAATTCGATCACTTCAAAGTAGTCTTCAAACTTGTATCTTTTCTGTAGGCTGTTGTCTTTGTATTCCCAGTCAGGTAAGAACTTTTGCCTTAACCTCTCGATATCTTCTTTGGGAAGATTCACATAGTTTCTGTCTGGTGATTCGTTCAGTTCGTTTATCTTCATTTCTTCTTACTCTTGTTGCCCCAGTTGGCCGCACCCTTTTTACGACACTGCACTAGAGCACCAGAGGCGTAAGCCGAAGGCCAAACTTTGTATCTTGCTTTGACTTTGTGATAGCAGGCATCTTTCTTCTCTGCGAATATTTCAAATTCTGCCTCCGTGATGCCTTCTACTTCTTTGATTTTTACCATTTCCTACAACTCCAATATCTTGCTTTTGTCTTTGGTCCTGGGTTTGCACAGTTGTGTCTTGCCCTAAAACTTTTCCTTGCCTTAGGATTTGATCTTCGTATCTTCATAGTTTTTTGTCCGAGTTTTCTCGCGGAACTGCCACCGTGTCCGAAATTTACTTTCTTTACATTTCCTGTTTTTGGATCCTTGACGTACACTTTGAATTTTTTAACATCACCTCTCATTGGTTTGTTTAGTGGCACTTTCCTGCCTCTGTACTCTGCGTCAAACAATTCTGTCTCGTCTTCTGGGAAACCTAATTCACCGAATGCTTCATAGAATGCATCGTCGTCTTCGAAAGTCATTTCATCCTCTTCTGGGAATGGCTCGTAGGATTCGTTCTGTATGCCATGTGATGCCAGTACCATGCTCATCACGTCTGCGAGTCCCACTTTTTCTTTCATGTTCATCTGATCGATGTCTGATGTGTCGCCATGGTCATTGAAAACTTTCATGTATGTGTCTATGTCCGCTGGATCAAATCCTGCTTTGTTTAGTATGTCCTCGCTTCTGTAGTCTAGGTCTTCCTGCACCGGCACGTTCACACCGTCGATCCTGTTCAGTATGTTTCTTATCTCGATAATTGATTCAG